CATACCCCCTTCTTTTATAGTTATATCATTGTCTTTTATTTTATAGAGTGATACCTTTGGTAGGGTAGTAGTCGAAGAAAGTGATGTTCCTGAAACGTATAAGTTTAATGAACCAGTAGTTAATTCTGCGGAACCTTGTGGGGGTGCAGCGGCAACTTGCCCAGATACTACGAATCGGTTAGCATTAGCATGTCCTTGTATTTTAAAATTAGCGTCAGTATTGTAAATAGGTACATCTTTATATAATGCATGGAGTTCAATTAAACCATCAGTTGTTATATCATATCTTTTGTAAAAAGTATTTTTCTTTATATTCATTATACCACTCCTGCGAATGTATCTACAGCCATTCTAGTTTTATTCATTTGTGCATCCTTTACTTCTAATCGTTCTACCTGAATTATTTCTCCACCGCCACTCGATGGTCTCATTAATCCAGAGTTCATAGAACCTCTTAATATACTTTCGGTCCTACTGTTATTTATAACTTGCCCTGATTGATTAGGCATAAAGAGCTCAGGACCTGCTTCACCTACTAAATAAGGCTGTCTATTACCAACACGGCCACCAGCTTGCATACCCCTAACATACCCACCTGTTTGAAGTTGTATTAAATCTTTAATTGGCATTGTTCCTGCCATATTAACATTAAAACCTACTCCATCAAAAGCTCCTATAATTTTTTGGTCGTACCACTCTAAATCCCAAATATCATACATTGGCATTGTTTTTTCCTCCCATCCTCCAGTACTAAATTTAAAATTAATAGAATTAATAGATTCAGCAAATGCATTATATATGTTAATAAACGCATTCATAGATATTTTAGCCATATCAACCATTGTACCAATAGGGTCTATTTTAAATAATTCAAATCCAGCTTTGAGGCTAGACCAAACACCTCCATCACCAAACCAATAATCGTAAGTTAAAAATTCAGGTACCGCAAAACCAGCTGGTGTTAAATCTGGTATAAGACCTCCCCAATCAAATCCTGTCATTGATGTTTTTAAATCACCCAACGCAGTCGACCACCAAGTCCATGTCAGCCATCTTAACCATCCTGTAGTAGGGTCAAAAAGTCCATCCCATATACCTCTAAATCCACCCATAATTATATCTGTAAGCCAACTATCACCTATAGCATCTTGCCATAATTGTCCAATACCTTTCAAACCAACATCAACCATATAGATTAACATACCCATAGAGTTACCTATTACCATAGCTAGCTTCATACCCCATCGTACAAAAGTCCATCTTATTTCATCTAAAGCACTTGTTGCATCATCCTTTACCTTAACAAGAGCTCCGAGAATTGGGATAGACTCAACTAGTAATAACAATTCCAATAGTACTTTGTTTATTCCCCATTTTATATTGTCTATCCAATCTTTTACTATATCTGCGGTTTCTCCCAATGTTCCCATCATTTTCATTCCAGCAACACCAACTGCCGCAACAGCAACTACTAATACAGCCAACCAAGCAACAACACCAGTTATAGTTGCACCTACTTTGGCAAGTGCAGCCTGTAAGGCTCCTACCTTTGTGACTTGTTTTCCCATATCTTTGTTATTTTTGGTCATATCATACATTGTTTTACTGTGTATAGTATCGCCTACTTTAAACTTTCCAACCTTTCCCATCTTCTTTTTATTTTTATAAAACTGTTTACCACCTTTAGACCTAGCGTCAGGTGTACTATCTTTCTTAAAGGTTGATAACTGTAATAATTCTCCACCTGCTTCAGCACCAGCAGCACCAGCACCAGCAGCACCAGCACCTTCAGCACCCGCTTCAACCACAGCTGCTTGAGTTGCTACACCTCGTGAAGCTGCTAATTCTAATTCAGACGCAGCTAAAGCTTTATTTACTCCAATTTCTGAAGTTTTAGCAGCAACAGAGCCTTCAACTGCCATAGTTTCAGCGTCAGTAGCAAGCTTAGCAGGCCATATCCATGCTACTAATGCTTGAAATCCAGCAACTGTAGCACGAAGACCAGCAGTTAAACTGAATAATTTATTTAACATTGAGAATTGTATAACTAAACTAGTAATTCTAGGCCCCATAAAATCAATTGCTTTCATTAATATCTTAATTGGTAATAAATAAGCTTTGAGTATACCTACCGCTGTCTTACCTTGACCAGCAAATTCACCTAAGAATTTTATACCATCTTGTAATAGCACAGTTAAAGCCCTTACAGCTTCAACAGCTACTTCTTGAACAGTTTTACCAAATTCTGTTAATTGTTTATTACCCTCTTCTCCAGTTACTAAGAGGTCTTGAAAGCCTGTTATTCCATCAATAATAGCACTATGAAACTCGTTCATAGCTCCATTAGCTCTATCAACCCCATCATTATAAAAGAATAGCATTTGAATATTATTCTTTAAAATCTGTATTTGAGCTGACATAGATTCGTTCTGAATCCTGACCATCTCATCTAACTCTCCACCAGCATTTTCTACATCATGCACAGCTTGAGCAAATTCATCTGCATTCTGAACTAAGTGAACAAAAGCAGTAGCACCACGAACATTTAAATCGTCAATTAAGGCGGTTAGGAGTTCAGTATTGCTTGAGGCTTCGGGCCCAATAATATCTGAATATTCCTTAGCTATTACAGTCAAATCCTTCATAGAGCCATCTGCTTTTTTAATCTGAAGTCCCATTCTCGCAAATGCTGCCTCATTATTGTCAGCGTGCTCAGCAAACTCAGCGAGAGCTTGCCTTAGACCACGACCTGCAATACCTGCTTCGAGTGCACGGTTGGTTAATACAGTCAACGCACCCAGTAATTGGTCAACAGATTGACCGGTAGCAGTAAAGAACGGCATAGCGAATTTGACAGCACTAGTTAAATCTTCATATTCAATCAAAGATTTCTGAATTACATGTGCGAACTTATCTGTAATTTCAGCTGCTTGACCCATCTCCATGCTGAAACCCATAAGAGTTTGTGTAGTTAACTTAGCTATAGTATTATGGTCACCTTGAACAGCCATAGATAATTTTAATGTTTCGGGTAAAACTTTAGCGGATTCGTCAGCAGATAAACCAGCCGATGCCAATTGGTAAAGACCTTCTGCACCATTCTGCATTTCCAAACCAAAAGATTGACCAAACTGTGTTATAACTTCACTTGTTTCAAACAGTTCTTTCTTTGTTAAATTAAATACAGAATTAGCATTCATTAATTCTCTTTCAAATTCTACTAATTCTTGGGTATTTTGTTGTAATTTATAAAACATAGCAGTCAATGCTGAAATAGATTCACGCAAAGCATTCTGGAAGTTTGATTTTAAAGCTTCAGCAAACTGAGATGCCTTTTTAGCAGCCTTAGCCATACCCTGTTCTAACAATTTAAGGGCATCTGCTTCACCTTTAATAGCTTTTTCAATGAGTTTTTTCATACTCAGTTCTTCTTTTTCTAATCTTTTACGCTCTGTATCCCATTCACCATAAGCATGTTTGTATTGTCTTATTCCTTCATTAATAAATGAATAGTGACCTTCAGCTGCTTGAACTGCATCTTTAAATCCTTGCTCTTCTTCTTGTAATAGTTCTATACTTTCATCAAATGTTTCCTGTGTTATCTGACCAGTTGCTTTTAACCACTTAGTCTTCATGCGCATCATATTGATTTCTTCCATTCCGACAGTTTTACGACGTCTAGCGTTTTCTACTTCTAAACGCGCAATAGTCTGCATTTCATGTCTGAATTTATCTCCTTCCTCTCCAGCTTCCATTAAACCTTCAGCCATTTTGTTCCAACTAAAGTTGCCGGATTCTATTTTCTCTAAATCATCTGTGTCAAAAACCTTTATCATTAAATCTGGAGAACGTTCTTTTATATGTTTAGCAAATTTCATAAAGGCTTGGTCTCCAGCAGCAAACGTATTAGCTAATTGTTTATCTGTTTTAGCTGTACCCATAGCCCTTTGGGTTTTCATAAAAGATTCTTTAGTTTTACCTGCTGTGACTTTATTAGCTAAATTCATTTGGCCCATAGAAGCTACAAATTTTCTACGAGCCTTAGTTAATTTTCCATCTAAAGAAGCTCTATGCTTTTCGGTTATCTGTTCCAATCTAGATAATTCACTTTCCAAGTTTTTTCTACGAGCTTTTGCGGCATTAACAGCCCCACTATTCATCTTTTTATATAGAGCTGCGGCTCCTTTGCCAATAATTTGGCTGGCCTGTCCCATCGCTTGTGGTGACGGAAAGGCTAATCCTATAGCTACACGAGCTGCGAAAACTTGTCCTGCGAAACCCATTGGTTATACCTTATTATAATCCACTAAAGTCTACATTCCGTTTCTTACCTATCATATCATCATACTTAGCACGCTGTTCTAAATAGCGAGCCCATGATTGACGCACTTTAGGTTTATTCTTTGCCATTGATGCTATGTCTTGGTCGTCATAACCATCCATTGCATGTAGTAAGTCGTATTCATTTAATGCTGCAAGTAAACCTCGCAGTTCCATTCTTGGAGTTCTTTTAATTTCTTCCCAACTCATTCCTAAATTTTTCATGAGAGGGACATATATTAATACCGCATCAGGCGATTCTGTCATCAGAGAGTAAAATTTTCTGAATCAGAGCTCTCTACACCCATTATGTGGTTGGAAATTTTATATCTTAAGGATGTTGGTAACATACCCCAATTTTCCTTCATGATAGTAGCTTTGGCAGGTTGCTTTTTATTAGCCTTTTCTATCATAGCTACAATTCTATCATTTCCTATCTTTGTATATCTTTCCATCTTTTCTTCCTCGGATAGGCTATCATCTACTCCAGCCATCTTGGGTTCTTCAGCTTCAACTAATTCGCAAAACTGAAATGAGAATTCTTTTCCTCTATATTCTACTTTTCCTTGTTGCACTTCTTCAGTAAATGCAATAAGCTCTTCTATACTCCATGTCGATTGTTTTTCTTCTTCTGTCATTTTTAATCAATTCCTTTTTTTTTGTTAGAAAGGGAGGTCAATCCTCCCCTTCAGGTAACTACTCACCTATCTATAGGCCTGTAGTTGTTGCTGTTACGACAGCAGCGGTGCCGAGTAATGGAGTTACGTAAGACATAAATTCCAAAGTCTCGTCAGCTGTACCGTCAGCATTTAGTGTCACTGTGTGTGATTGAATACAAGCATTAGGCACTGTGAACACTTCTGCACCATTTTTTAACTCTAAGAATAACCTGTATCCGTGGGTTGCGGTTGGTTCTTCCAATCCATCCCATGGGTCGTCAGAGCCAGAAAGACCCCAGCGGTATCCATCATTAAAAGTTAAATCCCAGTCCATATTAATTTTCTTTCTGGTTAGGGAAACGGTTGTCTCTTTTTTAGATTCAACTTTAGCTACTGAACGTAGTCCGAAGTATGTTACATCTTCGTCTACTGCACCAATAGATAAGTCACATCCAACCAATTCTAAAACTAAATTACCAAAAGCGTCATTAGTTGTAGATGTTACGACACCACTAGCTAAAGGCATAGCAAAAGTCCTATAATTTGCTGCTGGTGTAACTGGGGTTGCTGCGGTGGTTCCGCTCCAGTGTAAACCTACTGCACTTTCAGTACCAATGTATACATTTAAATCTCTTCCTAAGAAATAAGTCATGCTTACATATCTCCTGCTACTAGTGTATCTAAATCGAATGTATTTGCTCCAGTAACGGTTACTGGTTGAACAGTGGATGAAAACTCTAAGGTTTCATCAGTTGCACCGTCTGCATTCAAAGTCATTGTGTGCCCTGTGAATGTACAAGAGCGTAGCGTGTAAGTTGGACTTGCGGCGTCATTAGCGAGTCTAACATGAACTCTGTAGCCGTAAGGTCTGTTTGCTGCTGTAGCCCCTGTTATAAATTTAGGGTTTGTGCGTCCGTCTCCGAG